TGCGAGTGTCGCTGGATGACAGTATGTTCCTGATTGCGGATTGGTACGACGAGCGGATGGTTCGCCAATATCCCAAGGGAGCTGAGGTTGAGCGAATGCCCAAATTCGATCCCAACAACCGCGTCGGCAAGCAGCTTTTTTACTACCGGCACTATGCCGCTGGTGTCAAGCACTACCCGCTGCCAAACTACCAAGGTGCGCTGGCGTACATCGAGTGCGACGTTGAGATTGCAAAATTTCACATTAGCAACATCCGCAACCAGTTTTGGGGTGGGCAGATGATTAACTTCGCCGATGGCATTCCAACGGACGAAGAAAAGCAAGAGATCGAGCGTCAGATGCGCAACAAGTTCAGCGGCGCAAACAACGCAGGGCGCTTCGTGCTTACCTTCAGCACTGCCAAGGAGAACGCACCGACAATTCAGTCGCTGACGCCAAGCGATTTGGATAAGCAGTTTGACCTGCTCAACAAGCAAATACAAGAGGAGATTTTTGTGGCTCACAACGTCACGTCACCGATGTTGTTTGGCATCAGGACAGAGGGGCAGCTCGGAGGACGCAAAGAGCTGGCGGAGGCGTTTGAGCTTTTCAAAAACACCTACATTATGAACCGGGTGCTGATTGTCGAGCGGATGATTAACTACCTGACCAGCTTCAACGGCTTTGAGTGTTTGTACCTGCAGCCGTTTGATCCGATCACCGAGCAGCTATCTGAGCAGGCGCTGATGCAGATTTTGACGCAGGACGAATTACGCGAAAAGGCGGGCTATGAGCCTATCGAAAAGCAGGAGGCAGCAACACCCACGGCAGAGGGCGATGTAGCCGTAGAAGCGTCCGCAAGCGTTAATGAGGCCATTCGCACCTTGACTGGCAGACAGTACCAAAACCTGATGCGGATTGTGCGCCATTACTCGCAGGGCAAGGTGACGCTGGAGCAGGCGAGAACGATGTTGACGGCTGGCTTCGGCTTGGATGCGTCGCAGGTGGACCAGCTGTTAGGGGTGAAGGAGCAGGCGTTTGAGAGCGAGGCGGATGAGCTTGAGTTCCTTGCCAACATCGGTCAGCAGTTCGGCGAGCTGCGTGAGGACTTTGAGGTGTTGCAGGAGCGTGAGCTGGACTTCAACGAATATGGCGAGGCGGAGTTTTTTATGCAATTTGCGCTGAGTGAGGACGAGAAGGAGCTGGACGAGCGGATAATCAAGTACAGGCGCAAGCGACAGGACGCCACTGTGGAGGAGATGGCCAAGGAGTTCGGGGTGAGCAAGGCACGCATCCGCAAGCGCATCCAGTACCTGTTGCAGGTCAACAAGTACCCGCTCAAGCGTGGTATTGACGAAGCGACGAAGGAGGAGAAAGTGCCTGAACCTATCGTCGAGGTGCGCTACCGCTACGACTGGAGGCCTGAATATCGGGGGTTGAGCAAGGCTGACGGCTACGACAAGAGCCGCAAGTTTTGTCAGGTGATGATGGACTTGAGTGCAACACGGCTGTACACACGCGACGACATCAATCAGCTGACGGCGCTGATGGGGTACAGCGTGTGGGAACGTCGGGGCGGGTGGTTTACGCTGCCAAGCGGACTGCATAGGCCAAGCTGTCGGCACATGTGGGTGCAGCAGCTGGTGATGAAAAAGGGCAAAGAAGTTTCAAAAATTGTAGAATGAGCAAGGCACTATTTATATCTGAGAACACGTTAATCGAAAATTCGGTTATTACCGAGAACGTCAGTTATACGCAGATTCGACCTACGCTTGTGAAGGTGCAGGAGATGCACATTCAGCCAGCGGTCGGCTCAGCTTTGTACGATGAGCTGGTGACGCAGGTAATTGCAGGCACGCTGTCAGCAAACAACACGACGCTGATGCAGACGTACATTCAGCCTGCCATTATTCAGTGGATGTACTTTGAGCTTCCAATGGTGCTGGCGTTCAAGTTTATGAACAAGGGTATGGACCGCAGGAGCAGCACCGAGAGCCAGTCGATGAGCGAGCGTGAGATTACGCGGCTTATGGACAAAAGCCGGGACGATGCAGAGTGGTACACGGAGCGCATCACGCGCTACCTTCAGGAGAACCACACGCTGTTCCCGCTGTTCGATAATCCACCGACAGCGATTGACACGATATACCCGGCGAACAGCGCCTACCAGACCGGGATGGTATTGGGCAGGCGTGGGCGGTATCGTGATCCGCTTGACTACCCGGAGAACAGACGCAACTACTTTTGATGGCGCACAGCAAAAACATAAACAAATTAAAGCAGTACTATGAGCAGTTGGGTAACAGTGAAAAACGACCTGATAGCTTTCGCGGAGTCGCACCTTCAGCTGAACGCGGTGGGGTTCGGCGATCCGCTGGCGATAGGCACGGACAACACCATCAACCTTCGGACAAGCGACAGGGATAGGGTTATCTACCCGCTCCTGTTCGTTGATGCGCAAAGTGCGTCGATGCCGATGGGATCGACCAACCTGACCATCAGCGTGCTGGTGATGGACCGTGTTGCAGACCTGCGTGGCTTGGATTCAACCGTGACCGGGAGCGTGGTGTACAGGTGGACAGATAACGAGGACGAGGTGCTGAGCGACACGCTGCGCATTATGCAGGACTTTGTGGCTGACTTCACCGATGATCCGGCAAAGGACTACACTATCATCGGCTCGGTGAGTGCGACGAGATTCGTGGAGGCGCGGGATGATAAGGTGGCAGGATGGCAGGCAACAGTGGTGTTGGAGTTGCCATTCAGCAGGAACGTTTGCCAGATTCCGACAAGCTGAACAGAGGGCTTTTGTTGCATAGAAATAGGCGAAATGATATTTGTAATTAAAATTAACAACAATGAATGTAGGACAACAACTTGACGCTTTACTTGGTCGTGGCGTCGTGATGGAGTGCGTAACTGGATCGGTAAGTGGGAAAACGTATGATGCGCTAATTGTCAACGCTTCGTGCAGTTTTAGCACACTTACAGGTGAGGGAGGGACTAACTTGCTGACGACTTTAGGGCTAACCAGTATCACCGTTATGACTGGCATGATTATCTGCGGCAACAATGGCCAGCGCATAACTGCGGTGACGCCAGTCGGGGGCAACTGCTTTGCCTATACCTTTCAAAACGTTCCTTTGCAAAGCGCTGTCTGATGGCTTTAGGACTTGGCTACGGATTGCCTTTCGCTGTGAAGCGACCTGTCAGCCAATATTTGGAGGACATGGCGGATGCTGCGGAGCGCGCTGCCGCTGATGGCGCAACGCGCGAGGCAGCCAACAATTGTTTGGACGCGCGCGGCTTGACCATTATGCAGAAGGTGCAAACGCAACCATCACTCTTGATTGTCCCACAGTCATACAAATCAGGAGTCCTCTACCCACAGCTGCCAAGCACACGCACTAATTACCTGCCCAACAACACGATGGTTGGGGCGACAGGCAGCGTACTGCCGAGTGGCTGGAATATAGGTTCATTGCCAGCGGGTATCACGGTGGCGTACAGTGCAAGTGGTACTGCGGTGGCAGCGGATGGTGTTACAGTGAACTACATTGACTTTACTTTCAGCGGAACAGCGGGGGCGAGTGGCTTTTTGAATTTAAGACCAAATGCTTCGCCAAGCCTTATATCAGCGGTATCGGGGCAGACGTGGAATACCTCCGTGTATTTAAGTTTGACGAGTGGCTCGGTTACGTCTGTCAGCCCAACGTGGCAACTTCAGGAGCAGAACTCGGCTGATGGTTTTTTGGCTGGCTCAAACATTGGTGGTTTATCAAGTTTAACGAGTACACTTCAGCGATATCAGGTTACTCGCTTACTGACTGAAGCCACTACGGCTAAAGTACAAGTACGCTGGGGGCATAGTATTGTAAGTGGCACTGCCTACGATTACACTATTCGGATTGCCTCTCCGCAGCTGGAGGAATTGGAGATGGCAACAGCCATAATACCGACAGCGAGTGGGGCGGTTACGGTGCTGAACAACACGACCAATGTATTGGGGCTTCCTCCTGACTTCACGGTGACGAGGGCGACAACAGCGACGAGGGTAAACAGCAGCGGGTTGATTGAGAGCGTGGCAAGCGGAGTGCCTCGTATTGACTGGTTTGAGCAGTCGTGCCCTGCCTTGTTGGTGGAGCCGAGTGGGACGAATTTGGTGTTGCAGAGTGAGAACTTTGGAACAACGTGGAGTCCAAATCAATTAATTGCGTTTG